GAATAGATCACTGTATGTAACCATTGGCACCAGCTCCCTCCTTTGTAAAAGTCCGGCAGCTGACGTAGCACCCTTTGGCTCCCTGGGTAAGATTATTATATGCAAATCTATTTTATAGTTCTTCTTTCATCTTTTGACTTTCTCTGTACTGAGTTGCCTCCGGCACTTCAATGAATTCTACGGTTTTATCGAAATTTTTTCGAACTTCTTCTTTTATTTCATCCAGAGTTACATTAAAAAATTCACGTCTTTTGTTGACCATATTAAGTTTCCTGTTATCAAAGGCTCTATGCAATGCTGCTTCTAAAGCTGGAGCATCGTCCGAAAAGATCATAGCATGAACATCAAAGTTGAATGGAACAGAAGCGTCTCCTAATTCGTCAACACGTTCTTGTGGATCCAAACGTCTGGTCATTCCGATTTTATAAATATTAGGGCCGAAAGATCCTATGTTGGAAATAACATACACATATCCGGCACGTTGGTTTGCTTCACGATAATCCAAATCTTTTAAAGAGGCATCGATTATATTTAATCTGCCCTCCAGTTCTGCTTTCTTTTCGAGCAATTCTGTCGAAGGGGAACCGGAAGCTTCTATTTGTTTTAAAACAGTGGTTAAGGCGTTTTTGTAGTGTGTTTGTTCTTTTTCGGTTTTCTTTCGTTCTGCAGCAAGTTCTTTTTGAAGTTTGGCCGCTTCTCTCATCTCAGCGCGTGCTTCTTTGGCTGCTTCTTTTTCCTCTTGTTTTTTAATCTGGTATTCCAATGCAAGGTGCATTTCCTGCACTTTTAATTGAAAATATGATGGAGTAATGGCAACTCCCATAATTTTGCCGAGCTTAGAAATGGCATCTTTGGATTTTTCCATTCTGGTTAGATAAGAATCAAAATTGTTATATTTGATATTACTAACCAGGGTGTCGCATTCGCTATTAAAAGCACGTAAAAGTAGTTTTTGCATGTCCTGAACCATTTTTCTGCCTTGCGCTGCACTTCCATTAACAGTCCATCCGGTGTTGCCAGATACGGCCGTTTTGGTTTTTATCATATTTTTTTGTTGTTGGCGAATATCATTTAAACGGCTTTTGTAATTGTCGGCAGCCATAAAATTATAAACCGGACGATATAAACCAAAATCCTGCATTAAAATCTCATCATCTAGCTGAATAAGATTTTGTTTCTTTTTTTGGATTTGAGAATCCAGAGAAGTAATAGTTTTCTCTTTGTGCTGTGTTGTTCGTTGTATTTCGGCATTTAAATTTGTGAGATTATTTTGAAGTGTAGTTTCCTGAGCAGTCAACTCTTGAATCTTTTGCTCAAGATTATGTGCTGTTCGCATTTCGGGGGTCATTAAATTTTGGGCTGCTTTATAATTCATTTCCAGTTCTTCGAAAGATAGTTTATCTTTCTTATCCTCTTTATATTTCAAGATTAAAAGAATTAAACCTATAACGGCTGGGATAATGAAAAACCAAAAAGCAAATAGAAGACATATAAGCCAAGTGCTTAGATACCATTTGTGTTTCATGCGTTTATTTCTCCTTTGATTGTAATTCTACTAATGGGAATTTCGTAATTCTTTCTCTTCGACAGTATTGTGAGTAAAAAAATCATCTTTTTGAATATGTCGCATTTCATGCAGATATGCCTGCATACGCTGTTCGTAGGAAAGACGTGCATTCAAAAAGATGCTAAAACTCCCATCTTCATTAATAGTTACGGTTGCCGGAATCGAATTTCCGAAGTCTATAACTTGTACATTTACATCATCCAGAAGCCTCACCCCCTATATTATTGTCCCTTTTCTTTACGCTTCAAAGCCATTAACATACTATGGACTGTTTGCAGATCTTCAGGATCAGCATCTCTGGCTGCATCGAAAAGAAGGGAAAGTTCTTTATTGTCATATATTTCCTGTGCAATTTTACTGGTTTTCGGATTGAAATAATAAGTATCTGGCATGACTTCTGTGGAGGGCTTCTTGCCGAGCAGGTAATTCATATCGACATTGAAAGTATCGGCTATAAGCTCCAAGGTTTCAAAGTTAGGCTCTCTTTCACCTTTTTCGTACATACCAACTGCACTTCGCGAAATTCCAAGCTTATCCGCTAATTGTTGCTGGGTTAAACCACTTTTTTCACGAATGTGTTTAAATCTATTAGGAAAATCCCCCATACTCACCCCCTATACTATTGTCCCTTTTCTTTACGTTTCAAAGCCATCAACATACTATGGACTGTTTGTAGATCTTCAGGATCAGCATCTCTGGCTGCATCGAAAAGAAGGGAAAGTTCTTTATTATCGTAAATCTCTTGTGCGATTTTACTTGTCTTCGGATTGAGATAATAATGATCTTGTTCGGCTGTGTGTTCTTCAACCAAATCAGATTTTTGAATACCGAAATAATTTGCCATTAGTTCAATTTTATCAATTCTGGGGTAAGTATTGCCTTTTACCCAATCAGTGAAAGTGGTATATTTAACGCCTAAAGCCTGGCACATATCTGTCCGCGATTTTTTATTTTTATCCATATAATATTGAATATTTTTGGACATTATTTTTTTGTTTCCGAGATTGTTCATAATATTCCCCCTTTCGTAATCAGTATATGACATAACCGTAAAAAAATCAATATAAAAGAAAAAAATTACGAAAAAACCGTTGACATTACGGAATAACCGTAGTATTATTTTTGTAATGAAAGGAGGTTTTACAAATAATGGAAAAGTCATTGTTCACTTTAAAAACAGCAAGAGAAAGAAAAGGGCTTAAACAGGCTGAAGCTGCTGAAAAAATAGGAATAAGTGTGGATACTCTCGGAAATTATGAAAGAGGAAAATCATATCCTGATATTCCTGTTTTGCGAAAAATAGAAGAGGTGTATGAAATACCATATTCACGTCTTATTTTTTTACCACTAGATTACGACAAAACCGTAAATCTTATCTAGTCAAGGAGGTGAAACAAAGATGAATGGTAAAAATCCAATGAAGCTTTCCGTAGAAAAGAATGACGGAGAGTGCAAAATCAAACTCGATGATCAGGAGCTTCGATATGTAGAAAATTACAATATTGATGTGAATTCAAGATTAGAACCAGGGAAAGCAAAACTTACGTTGGAAATGTTGGTTCAGAATCTGGATTAGAAAGGTAATGAGAGGAGGGGTAGAAGAGATGGAAGCCACAATAATGAAAATGTTGTCAGTCACTGCATTATGTGCATGCCTTAAGGGAGCAATGCCAGATCACAATCGAAATGTGGAGTTTATTTATATCGTGGTCATGCTGATGATATTGATCAATTATGTCAGATCGCTCATATCCTTTTAGGTCAGTGATCAGCAAGATATGAAACGAGGAAAATAAACATCAGCAAAGTTGTTAGTATCGAAAAAAGAGGATTAAATATCCAACAAACTAACGAACAAGCAATTAAGGGAGGAAGATTTAGAGTAAATAATCCGGCAATCATACGAAATTTTGATGAATACTGGCGATAGTTCAGACGATAAGCAGTGCTACGCAAAGGAATATGAGCTCGCTTGCAGAGTTTATCGTAGTCGTTAGATATATAGTTGCAAATGAGAGTCCAGTCGTCGATATCATAATCATTTATCTTACAGGAAAGCTTTTTGTTGTCAATAATTCGATGCATATGTTGTCGGAGAGATGGATAGAGCAGGAGCGAGTGATCTTTTTCTATCTGGAGAAATGTTTCGATGAAGGGAGTTATATCTTGGAAAGAAACCTTTTTGTATAAAAAGGGTTCAACGCTAAGAAAAAGAGGATGATAGGCCAGTTCTAGTCGTTCTTTGGCAATTGGTGTTTGGCTTGAAAAATACTGATATGTCAGGGTGATAAAGCAAATAAAAAGTGATAAGGCGGGGCTGATTACAGAATTGAGTAAAGTTTCTAATTGCTGGAATGTTGGTAAAGACATTGTTATCTCCTTGTATTATATATTCTTTGAAATAGTAATTATAGGACAAATAAGATGAAAACGCAAGAGATGTAATGGATTAGTTGAAGGGGAGGAATCAACACCCGAACAACCCCATCAACATAGGATAAAGGGAAGGAGTGTGATGAATATGGCAAAAAAAGCAAAACCAGAGGTAAAGAACCGTTTTTTCATCCCACGGGATGGTAAATATGTCAATGTGGAAGATCTGCCCCAGGAGGAACAGGATCTTATCCGGAAGAACTTTTCGGAACAGTTGGCAGACGCAATGATGGAGGGGCTTGGATATACCAGAGTCACACCATCAGGTAAAAAGACAACAGCATAAAGGCGAGCGGCAGGCATAGCAGGGGGCGTATCGGAATCCTTCTCCTATAGTAATAATCACAGATTTACCCCAAACAGAATGTTCTACAAACATATTAGATGCGCCCTCCGCTGTGCCTGCCGGGACAAGCAGGAAGGGAAAGAAAATGAGTGCCAAGAGAGCAGCGATCCGCCGGGAGAGAAAGGAACGTCGGAAAGCGGAACACCGAAAGGCACCGGATGGAGAAGCCAGAAGGGCAGCAGAGCAGGGCAGAATGGACGGAAGGACATTGGCTGCCTGCATTATCATCAATGTCCTCTATGATCAATTCGGTTTCCGCGATAAACGTCTTATGAGAATGGTGAAACAGATCGATCAGGAGGCGTTGAAGTTTGATCAGGAGGCAACAAGATTTAATCTGGAGTTCTATGCCGGCAGACTGCAGGAAAGGATTCAAGCAGCACAGATCAGACCTAAGGTAGAAAGCCTGACAGAGACCATATATGGCAGTGTCCGGGATGAATATTTCATATCGTCCGGCGCCGTGATGTTTATGGTTCTGAATGAATATTTCGGATTTGCTTCTAACAACAAAGGGACAGGACGCACAGATCTGATCATGGCATATATGGTCAATGAATACATAAAAGTGAATCTGGATCCGGAAGGGCATGATGTGAAGTTTTATTACAGCAGAATGAAGGAAAAGACGGGTCTTGATATTTAAGACTGAATCAAAGAAAGGAAGACAAGATGAATCTATTGAGAAATAGTAAAGCGGAGAGACAGACAGGAAAGAAAGTAGTGAAGGTTGATGCGGAGTATTACAGTGATCTGCAGTGCAAGGAGTATTTGCTTGAGGCAGTTGCCAAGGTAGTTGTTGATATCGGTGACGAGAAATCAAAGCTGGAAAAAATTGCAGCTATTCTGCAGATCCAGCTTCTGCCTGAATTGGAGGGGTATATTGGAGGATTTTAGATTATTTTACGCCGCCGGTACCAAGCCGGCAGAGCAGGCGGACAAGCTTCCGCAGGAATGGCAGCAGAGAGTAGATCAGGAGGACGTCCCCTCGGTGCGTCCATATATACCGGCAGAGATGGAGTATATCGGCACGGTAGCCAAAGGACAGATCTGTTTTGATTATTATGTATTGCCGGATGGACAGCTCCGGCAGGAGTACCGCCGCCCGGAGCAGGATATCATCTTGTCGTACCGGGATGAGGAGAGTATGCAGCATGTCCGGCAGAGAGCAAGAAAAAAGAGAGCAGCTATCGCAGAGCCGCCCTCGGAAAATGTCGTATGACACCAACAAGCTAATCATACGGCATAAGTGGTGAAAAGTCAAGGAATGCCAAGGGTTATAGCCCTTTGGCGACCTTGTAATGAGTATTATAAAACGAAGCACAGAGGATTCTTATGAGCCGTATGAAGAAAAAGCAGACGTACCATCAGTATGACTTCGAGGATGTGTACGGAAAAGAATGGAAAGTAAGTCCCCTGCCGGTCAGCAGAGACGGGCAGTTGAATATAGAGGATTGTTATGACAGCTCTGTACTGGGGGAGGAGTCCGAGGCGGAGAGGGTAGGCCGCCGGATGAAGGCACTGGCATCCTGCCGGATCATGCTGCAGAGGATCATATCCGGAGACTACGTTGAGAGTAATATCTATCCGGTCTATCTGAACCGGAAGGATGTACCCAGGGCGGAGAAGTACCGGACAAGCAGAGAGGCACAGAAGCGGCTGAATCAGAAGAACCGCCAGAAGAAATATATCCGGATCATCAACACCAATTTCCGTGCCGGTGATCTGATCGTCACGCTGACATATAAGGATGGGGAGTATCCGTCTCTGGACCGTGCCCGGAAAGATATCAAGAATTATTTAGCAGCCATCGGCCGTTATCGAAGAAAGCAGGGGATGACGCCGTTGAAATATATATATGTGATCGAGTATGTGGATGGACCCACCAACAAGGTGCGGATCCACCATCATCTGATCATGTCAGCCATGGACAGGGACGTGGCAGAAAGCAAATGGACAAAAGGCAGAGTGGAAAGCAAATATGCCGATCCGGACGATGACTTTGGGCTGGAGGGCTTTGCACGCTACATCTGCAAGCTGGAATCGAGCGGAAGGCATCTGATCCAGCATTCCCGGAATTTAAAGAAACCGGTCATTCGGGAGAATGTGACAAAGCTTACACGCCGGAAGATGCGGGATCTGGTTCTCGCTGGCGACGATATGGGTCCGATGATGGAGAAGATCTTTCAGGGCTCCTGCCGGTATATTGATTCCAAGACTTATATATCTGACCTGACGGGAGGATTTTACATATATTCGAGATTAAAGAAAAAAGAGGTGAAAACCATGGAGACAAAAACGGCGTCCGATAAAGCAAATGCTAAAACGGACAATTTAAAACAAGTAAAAATATACATAGATATGCAATGGAAGGGGTCTCTGAAAAAAGGAAATGCTGTATATTCGATTGTTTTGGAGACATTGTTTAAGGGACGGACCTACACCGCCGTGCATCACGGCGAGGTGATGAACACCACCCAGAACCGTGCGATCCTGCATATTTCCAGAATCGCCCTGTCCCATCTGAGGGGAAATTATAATCTGGAGATTCATGCGGCGAGCGGGTATCTCGCCGGGGGATTTAACCTCTGCCGGTTCCAGTCGGCAGCATCGCGGGAGTATCAGGCGACGAAGAACGCTGACCTGATCGACAAGCTTCTCAAAGCGGCAGCAGGTCATGCCATTCGCATAGTACCGGAACAACATCATTGTTATACGGACTGGATGCGTAAGGAGAGGGAAAAAGGGCAGCAGGGCGAACAAAACTCGCAGGAGTGGGAAAAGACGATTGATGACAAGAGATAGCCGAAGACGGCGGAAAGGATAGAAAGATGGAGAATATAAGAATATCAGTGCTGCAGATGCCGGTACACCAACTGGTGCATCATCCGGACAACCCAAGAAAGGAGTTCGGGGATCTGTCAGAGCTTACAGAGAGTATCCGTAAGAAAGGCATTATGCAGAATCTGACGATCATCCCGGTGGAGTGCAGAGATCTTCCGGTGGAGCAGCAGCCGAGCATAAATGAGATCGACATGAACGGGAAATTCCTCGTACTGATCGGCAATCGCCGGATGGAGGCAGCCAAACAGGCAGGTGTTGAAAAACTTCCGTGCAGGATCGTCACAGGCATGTCAAAAAAGGATCAAATTGCCGTTATGCTGGAGGAGAATATGCAGAGGAACGATCTGAGCATTTCTGAGCAGGCGAACAGTTTTCAGATGATGTTAGATCTGGGAGATACCGTAGACGGTATCCAGGAAAAGACCGGCTTCAGTAAAAGCACCATCTACCACCGGCTGAATATCGCAAAACTGGACCCGGAAACGGTGGAGGAGAAAGTGAAAGACGAGAGCTTTCAGCTGAGTTTCGGAGATATGTACGCTCTGGAGAAGATTGAGAGTGCGGAGAAGAGGAGCGAGGTGCTGAAGAATGCCACGGATAGTCAAAATCTCCGCTACCTGATCGAAAATGCCGTGCAGGAAATTGAAAAAGAACGCAGATTAAATCTGTTTATCGAGACGGTGAAAAAACTCGGCATTCCCAAAGCACCCAAGGGAACCAGAACATGGTCATATGGTTGGAACACGGTGAAAAGTGTTTCATTGTCCCATATGGAAAAAGAATTTGACCAAAAGATCAAGGATATTGAAAACCAGCCGGATATCGAATCGCTTTTCTGGCTGGAGGAATATGACTGGGTATATATCTTGGAAAAGAGGAAGCAGGAGGAAGAGAAGAGAGAGCCGTCTCCGGAGGAACTGGAAAGAAAAAAGAGAAATGAAAATACAACGGAACTGAAAGCGCAGTGTAGTCATATTGTAGAGCGGATGAAGGAAGTGGTAAACACACTTGTAACAGATCAGATTGGAAACTCTGCCGACAAGGAAAAACACACAGAAGCTTTGTGGAAGATTATGGTGAAATGCGAAGCAGCACCAAGCTATGAAACTCTGTGGGATTTCTTTGATTGGGATGAACCGGAAGAGGATGATGAGGAAGAGTACGAAAGAATTGTAGAAGAAGAAACAGCCTCATTATCGATAACGGACCAGATGTTTATCTTTGCATGGGATGCAATAAAGTACAAGTCTTCTGCATATTATGATGGCAGCTACGACAAGAAAGACGGAAAAGCACTGATGGAGATGGCAGATATTTTGAAAGAATATGGTCTCATACTCTCCGAAACCGAACAAAGTGTTCTCGATGGCAGCAGTCCATTGTACACGAAGGAGGAAGACGATGCGTAGATGTGAGATCCCCGGCTGCATCCATGAGGGATGTCACAGTCACCATATTGTGTTCCGCTCCCAGGGCGGACCGGACATTACAATGAACCTGATACGGCTTTGCCCGTATCATCATAACATGTCTCCGGAAGGGGTACATATGAATCCTGCGCTGGACAAGCGCTTGAAGTGTGTGTTGCAGCAGGAATACGAAGTGTTATTTCCGGAAAACGAGCAGTCAGTGGAACTGGTAGCTGACCGGATCGGAATGAGCCGGAAGAAAGCAGAGAAGTATTTTTCAAAGGTTCAAAAGAATCCGGACGGCACCATGAACAGAGAAGATATTATCCGCCGGCTGATGGGCGGAAGACTTTATTGAAATTATCGAAAGGAGAAAGACAATGGCAAAAATCAAGATGTGCTGTATCCATTATGATGGTATGAGCAACAAGCCAATCCAGAGCCGGTGCAGAGCGTTGAAGAAGCTTTATTGCAGCTGCGAGGAAAAATGCAGCTTTTACAAGAGCCGGTCAGAATACAACATGGACGGCAGCAGGAAGAAAAGGTGATCACATGAGCAGAAAATTAACAGACTGCAAGTGGCCGGACTGCTTTCATTGTGATCGCCCGGACTGCGAATACAACGGAACGATCAAAGAGGATGGTAAGTATTTGAACAAGCTGATTTTATGGAGTAAATATCAGCACGCCTGCGAAGCAAGTGTAACGGCAAGGCAGGCGTATGAAAACCGTCATCCGGAGGTGATGGCAAACGAAATATATGCAAGAATAGTACATCCGCTGCCAAGGGCAGCAGAGAAAGGAGAACAAGATGTATTTAACACTGGGAATATTAGTCATATGCATTATGGCGATAACATGGATTCTCCTGTTACCTTTATTTCCGGCAATCGGGGAATATTACCTGATGCTGAAAAAGAGGTTAGCAGATGAAAATATAAAAGAAAAAGAAAAGGAGACAAACAATGAATAACACAAAAACTGGAGGAGTTATTGCAGGAATTATTATGGTGCTGGTGGTTGTAATGTTTGCGATTAATATTCAGGTCATTCCGGCCGGATATGTGGGCGTGCAGTACAACATTAACAAAGGCGTGGAAGAGAAGGTTCTGGGACAGGGCTGGCATATTACTGCGCCGACAGTGAAAGTAAAAACGTATACCGTAGGACTGGAGCAGTCATACCTGACGAAGGAGAAGAAAGGTGACTCCAAAAAGGACGAAAGCTTTTCGGCGAGCTCCTCAGAAGGAAAAGCTCTGCAGATTGATCTTACATATTCGTATCAGTTTAAGGCTGATAAGGTAAGCGAAGTATTTACCAGATTTAAGGGACAGAACGGTGAAGATGTTCGAGACAGGTTTATCAAGCCGAATATTGTTTCCTGGACCAAAGAGGTGATTTCACGGTATAAGGTATCGGACATTTTAGGATCTGAGAGGGCAAATGTCAATACGGCATTGACTGAATATCTGGCTGATAAGTTTGAAGAATATGGCATCACGATCAGCAACGTGTCTTTGATCGATATTACAGTAGACCAAAAGACCAGAGAAGCTATCAACGCTAAGATTACGGCGCAGCAGGAAGCAGAAACCCAGAAAATTAATAATCAGACTGCCATTGATAAGGCAAAGGCAGATGCAGAAGTACAGAAGACCGAAGCAGAAGCAAAGGCAAATGCGGAGCTGATATCGGCAGAAGCGGAGGCCAAAGCAAACAAGAAGCTCAGTAATTCCATTACGGACGAGCTGATTAAAATGAAAGAAGCGGAAGCCCGCCTCAAGCACGGATGGATTACAATTTCCGGAGCAGATAATACCATTGTGAAAGAAAAATAATTTGGCAGCAGATCAACAGGAGAATCACAGCCGGGTCCTGAAAAGGATCCGGCAAATATAAACTGCAATAACGAAATGAGAGGTAATTATGACAGATCAGGAATTAAAAGAAATAATATTGGAGATTAAAAACAGCACCATACCACTTCCAACGCAGCAGAAGATCATAAAGGAGCTGGAGGGCAGCAGATGGATTCCGACAACCTGCACCGTGGATCAAGTGATCAACGAATTGGAAGAGGAAAAAGAATATGCTTACGCAGATTTTGAAGCATATGTAAACGATGTCAGTCCCTGCTTGGATGCAGAATATGATGATCTATTCCACAGAGGACTGGAGAGAGCAATTAAGATAATAAAGGACGGTGGAAAGAATGACGCTGGATTTGGCAATACACGACCTAAAAGGAGCGTATGCAAGCGACTATAATAAGCAACTGGCTGAGTGGCTAGAAGAGCTGAAAATGCTTAGAGAATTAAAAAACGAGCATAGAAAGATTGGAAATATAGAGGGGTACAATCAAGGGTATAAAGAGGCTAACAATATTAAAAATGTACCAGTAGCATATGATGTGGATTGGGTTGTGAAACAGTTGAAAGAAAGACTATCTCTGTATCAAAGATTACAAAAATTACAAGACAGAGATTGTCTGCAATACGGCTACAAAATAGAAGCCACAAATGATGCAATCGAGATAGTAAAGGCGGGTGCGAAGAATGACTAATGCTGAAAGAATCAAACAGATGTCGGACAAAGATTTAGCAATATTTATTATGTGTCCAGCAGAGTACGATGTGGCATTTACTAAGAGTTGCGGATGCAACGGAGAAATGAATAAAAAACTGTTATCAATGCACATTGGAATGGCTACGGCAGGAAAGTGAGGGATGATATGGCAGAAAAAAGAATTGAGAAGAGTGAAAAAGAATGCGGTTAATTGATGCGGATAAGTTGGTATCGTACTTAAATGATTATGCATTACAGGAAGCACCATTCAGGGGAAGAGTGCAATTGAGATAGTAAAGGAGATTATCAATGATTAAAGCAGAAAAAAGGAACAGTTATGGCAAATGGCCCAGCAGGAGAATTGCTTACAGAGTATTCAGAGATTACAAAGTGCATTTACGAGGCATTAAAAGAAAGAACAGATGAAGATTTTGCAAAAGAACAGATGGATCTAGCTCACAAAACGGGCTTTATGTCAGAAAAAGAAGCAATTATAACGCTTGCGAAATTATTGAATGAGGCGTTAATGAGAAAAGGAGGGAGATCATGAATAAAACAATCTTAATGGGTCGTTTGACCCGTGATCCGGAGATCAGATACAGCTCCGGCGATGAACCAACAGCGATTGCAAGATATACCCTTGCAGTCGACCGCAGATATAAGCGTCAGGGCGATGAGCAGACTGCGGACTTTATCAACTGTGTCGTATTCGGCAGGGGAGCAGAGTTTGCGGAGAATTATCTTCATCAGGGTACCAAGATCGTGGCAGTTGGACGGATCCAGACCGGAAGCTACACCAATAAAGACGGCCATAAGGTTTATACCACAGAGGTCATTGTTGAGGAACAGGAGTTTGCCGAGAGCAAAGCGGCAGCAGCACAGAATGAAAACAGAGGAAGCAGTACGGGAAACACACCAAGACCGGCGCCGGCGTCTGATCCGGGAGACGGCTTCATGGATATTCCGGATGCAATCGAGGAGGAGCTGCCGTTTAACTAAAGGAGGGTCGCATGGCAAAGAAAGAATTAACCAGGAAAGAATATGAGAAAATTAAACGCATGGATCATCACGCAATGAAGTGCTACATAGAAAGTGTTTACTGGTCCGGCTATGATGCCGGGGCAAGAGAAGAGCAGGCAGATCAAATACACAACAAAATGCCGACGATCGATCAGATCCGTGACGAGATAGGCAAGATCAAAGGCATTGGTGAAAAGAAGCAGCAGGCAGTGATAGATGCGATTATTATAATATGGGAACAGGAGGGCAGCAGATGTTAAGCGAGGAAGTAAAGAAGATGAGATTGCAGCATATGTCTCTGGTGCCGACAGAGGGAGTTTGTAAATTCTGTGGACAGATCACAGCCATAGAGGTACCAGAGGACTGGCTGGACGAAGAGAAGAATGAATATGCAACGGAAATGTGTAAGTGCCCCGAAGCGGACTGGTATCGACTGAATAAGCTTAAGAAAGAAAAAGGCCGGAAGCGGGTCAGATCATTATTTGAACGTGACCAGTCGGATGTAGTCAAGAAATTCCCGAAGGCAGCAGTGGAATTGATCGCAGATGAAGATATCAGCAGCATCACGGTCAAGATTGATGATGTAACAAAGGCAGACATTAAAACAGGATCAAAAGGCGGTATCCGGGTGGAGCGGACGGATACCACAAAACAGATGGAGGAGTAGACACAATGGTAAGTAAGGAGACAAAGGAAACGATCTTGGCTACAATAGACGAGGTGTTCCAAAAGATGAATTCCATCTCATGGATTGATCGTCAAAAGGCAATGTCCAAGGAAGCATTTAAGAATACAGAAAAGATCCTGTATTGTTTCAACGTTCTCAAGGAACATGTCTCGAACGAGCAGGAATACCTTGAGATTGCATTGCACAGGAAAAGTAAGTCGATCACCTCATACATAAAAAACGGCGGAGGACCGGTGGATGATGATACAAAGCTGCGTGACCGGATGGACTCGTATCATCGAAGTTTGAATGACGTGAAGCGAGTAGAAGCGGCGTTGGAGCACATCAAAGAAATGAAAGGCTATGAAATTATTGAGATACGGTATTTCAATCACAAGGCAGGTGGTGAAAAGTATACTTGGGAAGAAATTGCTTCAATGCTTGCTGGCTCTAACGGATATTCGGACAATCTAAACGAAAAGACCGTCCGAGCGTATAAAAGCAAGATCATCAAAGAGATGGCTGTTTATCTGTTTGGGTCCGATGCGATATAATATTGCCCGAATTGCGACCCTAGACATATGCTTTTTAACGTGTTAAAATTTTTACAATTAGTTTTTGTCATAATTCATTAAGGCGTATTTCCTTTGAAGGAAATGCGTCTTTTTTTCGTGGGGAAGGTGGTGAAATGTCAGATGTCAAGATAAAGGCGGAAGCGGATTATATGTCCGGGATGAAGTATAAGGACATTGCAGAGAAATACAACGTATCACTGAATACGGTCAAGAGCTGGAAAAAAAGATATGCTTGGGACAGATCCGGGGATGCAAAAAAAGGTGCACACAAAAATACAAAAAGGGTGCACACAAAATCAGATTCCAAAGGATGCAAAATGTCCGGCAGCAGTCCGCCTCCTTCAGAGGAAGTGGTGAATCTGGCGGATAATTCGGATCTGACTGAGAAACAAAGGCTTTTCTGTATTTATTATATTCGCAGTTTTAACGCTACGAAGGCGTACATGAAAGCATATGATTGCGAATATGAAACAGCGGCGGCAGCAGGTTCGCGAATGTTAAGAAATGTTAAGGTGAAAGAGGAAATTAACAATCTCAAACAGGGACGTCTCAACCGGGAGATGCTTTCTGAGGAGGATATCGTGCAGAAATACATTGATATCCTGTATGCAGATGCAAAGGATTACATTGATCCGAAGCGAAATAAGATCGACCTGAACAATCCGTTCGCTGATGGAACACTTGTGAAGAAGGTCAGCTTCGGTAAGACGGATAGTGTGGAGTTACTGGATAAGATGAGAGCATTGCAATGGCTGGCGGATCATATGAGTCTGGCTACAGAGAAGCAGAAAGCAGAGATTGAACTGTTGAAAGCGAAAGCGGAAGACAGCAGCCGGGCAGATGAGGAACAGCTTCAGGAGAAAGAGAACAATGTGGAAGAGATTCTGAAGCAGTTGCATGATGTGGATCCGGATGAAGTGATGGAGTGAGGATGGTGAGAATATGAAACTGGTATTATCGCCAAAGTTTAAAGATTTCCTGACTACCAGAACCAGGCGGGATTATCTGGAAGGGACCACGGCAGCAGGCAAGACCACGGTAGGAATCTTTAAATTTATGATGATGGTTGCAGACTCCGATCTTAAGTTTCATGTGATTGCCGGAGCAGATCTGGGTACCGTGGAGAAAAACGTGATCAATTCAGAGCTTGGCCTGATCGCCCAGATGGAAGGGTTGGCAGATTATTACCCGAAAGGACAGGGAAAGATCAGCCTCCCTCACATCAAGTACCGGACAAGAAAAGGAATGAAGATCATTTATGTATGCGGCTTTGATAACAAAGCCCGCTGGAAAAAGGTTCTTGGTTCACAATCCGGCTGCGTATACATTGATGAGGTAAATACGGCAGATATGGAGTTTCTGCGTGAGATCACCCACCGATGCAAGTATATGATGACTACCTCCAACCCGGATGCGCCGGATAAGCCAGTGTATAAAGAATTCATCAATCACAGCCGTCCTTTGAAGAGATATGCCGCAGATTATCCTGTGGAGCTTCTTGCGGAGCTGAAGGAAGAACCGGTTAAGGGGTATGTACACTGGTATTTCACATTTTATGACAATGCTTCCATGACACCGGAGGACATTCAGGAAAAGATCGATGCCGTTCCGAGAGGGACGAAGATGTATAAAAACAAAATACAGGGGTTACGAGGCAAGGCAACCGGTCTTGTCTTTTGTAATTTCAGCAAAAAGCACCATGTCATCACGAAGGAACAGGCAAAGAAATATATCCGGAGCACAGGGCAGCAGACAGAATGGTTTGAATACTTTACCTCCGGGCTGGATACGGCGTACTCTACGACATCCCCAGATACCATTGCTATGAGCTTCGTTGGGATCACGAACAAAGGGCGGTGCATTGTACTGGATGAGAGAGTTTACAACAACGCCAGTCAGACGGTCCCGATCGCTCCGAGCGATACCGTAGTCAATTATGTGGCATTTCTGGAGAGGAATCGAAAGGAATGGGGAGGTCAGGCAAGGAATGTTTTTGTGGATAGTGCAGATCAGGCAACATTGACGGAATGCGCAAAGTACAAACGTGCCCACCCGGAATGCCTTTATATATTTAACAATGCATACAAGAAAGTAACGATCATTGATCGTATTATGCTGCAGCTTGGCTGGATGGCATATAACGAGGAAAGACAGGCGCGCTATCAGGTGGTTGATACCTGTGTGAACTACATCCGGGAACTGGACAACTACAGCTGGAAAGAGGATAAGGATGAGGAGCCGGAAGACGCAAACGATCACATGATCAACAGTACACAGTATGCATGGATTCCATACAAGCACAAGATAGGAGGACGATCATGAGCACACTACATTTGATCATAATATGCGTAACCATAGTTTTTTGTGTAGCGCTGGCAAGCGATGGAGGAAATAGATGAGGTGGTTTAACAGAATGAGTGAGAATGTAAAACAGAGAATGCAGAGCTGGCTGCAGATCACGCCGGCAAACGTGCATAGTTTCAATATACAGGAGACGATGGACTTTCAGGCAAATGTGATCAAAAACAGAATATGGTATCTGGGAGATCCCGATGAGCTGGCACAGTTATACAGTCAGATTGACAGCAGCCAGAACAGACTCCGCTTCTGGGCGGCACGAAGCAGTACAGGCAGAGAGATCCGCAAGATGCACATCGGCCTGCCTGCGATCATGGTAGATATGCTGACCAGTATTATTATGACGGATTTTGATGAAGTCACTGTGCCGGACAAAAGAAAGGACGCATGGCAGCAGATCAGCCGAGAGAATAAATTTAAGTCCCTGCTGGAGGAGGCAGTCAGCCAGACATTATATCTGGGGGATGGAGCCTTTAAGATTTCACTGGATACCAGGATGAGTGAGTATCCGATCATAGAATGGTACCCGGCAGACCGGATCGATATCATCTATGACCGGGGGCGGATGAAAGAGGTGGTCTTTAAGACTGCCTACAAAGAAGGCAATAAACAATATGAGTTGCAGGAGCATTATGGTTATGGATATATCCGGAATGAGCTTCTGCATAATGGACAAAAGGCAGAACTGAAGAACGTCTCTGCGTTAGCCGGATTGAAAGATATCCGCTTTGATGATTCGTTCTGCATGGCGGTGCCTTTTTATATTTACAGCAACCCACGGACGAAAGGAAGAGGCAAGTCAATCTTTGACGGTAAAACAGATGACTTTGATTCTTTGGATGAAGTATGGAGCCAGTGGATCCAGGCAATGAGAGACGGACGTGCAACAAAGTATATTCCGCAGGACCTTATTCCTAAGAATCCGGAAACAGGAGCACTTCTAAAGCCTAACCCGTTCGACAACACATTTATCACAATGGACGGAGGAATGAGAGAAAATGATACCGACAAGGTGGAGGTTACACAGCCGAACATTCCCCATGAGTCGTATCTGAGCACATATATCACCGCATTGGATCTCTGCCTGCAGGGAATTATCAGTCCTTCGACCATCGGAATTGACGTGAAGAAACTGGATAATGCCGAGGCACAGCGTGAGAAAGAAAAGACCACGCTATACACCAGAGGTAAGATTATCGATGCGCTGCAGACCACAATACCGGAGCTGATCAATATCGTATTCAAATCGCTGGATACCTTGAATCAGGTAGCGGTGGAGGAGACAGAAATATCGGTGGAGTTTGGTGATTATGCAAATCCATCGTTCGAATCACAGATTGAGACTGTGGGGAAAGCTAAGTCCAGTGCCATTATGTCCAATGAGGCTGTTGTGGATGAGCTGTATGGTGATACCAAGACAGAGGAATGGAAGCAGGAAGAGATCAATCGTTTAAACGCCAGAGATGGAGTGGAGACGATGGAAGAGCCGGCGTTGAATATGGATGGGCTTGAAGTGAAAAAACAGTCGGCAGCAGAGAGCGAGGGAGGAATGACAGGTGAAAGTAAAAGTAAGTCAAAAGATGTACGGAATGTCCCGGAAGGAGTATCAGAAACTTCTTGAGGTTGCATCGGAACAGGTACCTTTTGGGATCTATGCGGTAGAGAAGACCGGTTACGCAGAGTTGCGGTGCGACCGGTGCAAATCCGTCACGCAGCTAAAGGCATTAACCAGACAGTTTAAATCACAGGGCTTCAAGGTACATTCTAACCGATAGGAGATATCACCATGGAGAATATGGATTATGATGTGGGGAAAGCATTTGCGGCCATAGAAAATGAGCTGCTGGATTCCATGATGCGGAATATGAAACGGCACCGTGTAGAGGAAACGAAAGAGGGCTTTCAGTGGGAACAGTGGCAGGCGAAACAGCTTGCCGGACTGGAAGAATACCGCAGAAAACACAAAGGAAAACTGGAAGAGCGGTATGAGGCGATCAATTCCAAGATGCGGATGGCGATCCTGCAGGCGAATGCTCAAGGGAAAATGGCGCAGGAGAAGAAAATACTGGAGGCAATCCGCAAGGGTGCTAAGCTGCACCGGGCAACGGATAAGCTGCAGGGAGAATTCTTTCGGGTCAATGACCGGAAGATGAACGCCCTGTTGGATGCCGTAGAGAGTGATATGAAGCGTGCTGAGAATGCAATCCTGCGAATGCATGATGATAAAGTTCGCCGGGCAATTTTTAATGCACAGGTATATGCAAACAGCGGAGCCGGTACCTATGAGAAAGCAGTCGATATGGCAGTGAAAGACTACGCTGCTGCAGGAATTAACTGCATTCGGTATAAAGACGGTAAGCAGGTCAATATAAAATCCTATGCCAGAATGGCACTCAAGACGGCAGGACTTAGAGCATACCTTACAGGAGAGGGAGCCAAGAGGCAGGAGTGGGGCATACATACTGTTATCATCAATAAACGTGGAAATCCATGTCCGTTATGTCTACCGTGGGTAGGCAGAGTGATGATTGATGATGTGTGGTCCGGAGGCACGGCAGCAGAAGCAAAGAAAATGGGGTACCCATTGATCAGCCAGGCGATGAAAGCTGGACTATATCATCCGAATTGCCGAGATTCCCATACCACATACTTTCCGGGGATATCCACACCTCCGGATAAGAAGTGGAAGAAATCAGAGCTTGCAGCTGTAGAGAAGAATGTAAAGCAGGAAGCCAGGCGGCAATACGCCGAGAGACAGGAGGAGAAGTTTGATCGTCTGGAACGGTGTGCGATAGATCCGGAAAATAAACGGGTGTATGCAATTCGGAGAAAAGAGTGGTTAGATAAGACAAAGAAAGCTGAGAATGCAAAATTACAGATTGAAGCTGAAAATGAGCAGATAACACTTTTAAAGAAGTATGGTAATCTGGCGAATATAATGCTGAATGGAACGTCTGATGATATGAGTAAGTGGAGTAAACTGCAAAGAATATCAGGAAAGACAGAAAAGGAATTATTATCCAAAATGTCAGAGAGCGCTGGTAACTGGGAGACTTTGCTCAAAATGCAGTCAGAGAGCACCATGAAGCCATTTTTAAGTCAGCTATTAGATGTGGCAACAGACACAGAACTTGGTGCGTTGAATCTTTGGAGTGGTACAACTTATGTTAATATCAATCGTTATTTAAGATTTGGCATAAATGTTGATGATATTTCAAAAAATGCTGCAAAGAATATTGAGACAGTCCTTAATAAAACCGCTACACCAAAAGAAATTATAGTCCGAAGGGGAACCGGGACAAAAGAGATATTTCAAAAGATGGTGGGTGATTGGAAAAGTGACCCAAGTGTTTTGACTGGTCAAGAGTTTTCAGATGCTGGATTTGTTGCAACGTCACCAATGAAAGAAGGTGGTTTTAGTGGTGTCGGTGAAAATCAGGCAGAATTGTTTATAAGAGTGCCAGAAGGCACACATGGAGCATATATTGCACATGAGGCCCATAATGAACTAGAAAAAGAATTTTTGTTGCAAAAAGGATATACATATAGGATAATTAAAGCAGAATACAGAAGTAATCCTATATTTCCAGAAGAAAAAGATTTAAAAGTATGGTGCGAGGTGATACTGAATGGATAAGTATTCATGGGATAACCCTGAATTACAGATTATTTGTGGCGAATGTCATCTGAAGGATGCTGATCCGAGATTGTGCCATTGCGTTGAACCGCCAATGGAAAAGAAATTTATTCCAACAGATACGGATCAATGCTCTTTTATTCGCGAATCTTATTGGCAGAGAGTTCCGCAAGAGCAAAGAGATGAATGGACAGAGTTCATAAGAAAAAGAAGTGAAAGATATTATTCAAACAATAATGGCGGGAAAGAATAAATTGAAAATATTAGGCAGGATAACTGCAGATGAAGAACATCACAGTCGAAAAATGAAAGAGGCATAACTATGGCTTATGAGGATATATACAAAGGATTAAATACCGAAGAAAGAGAAAGAATGTTGCGGCAGGATATTCCGAAGTTTGAGACGGTAGGAGAATTTGAACAGACAGAGGAAGATAGAAAAAAAGCGAGAGAAACTCTGATGAAGTTTATTCGTCTTGGAAGACGAGCAGAAAGAGAAAAAAGAGTGATCCCCTTGACAGAAGAAGAATTGAATCGAGAGGATTAAGTGAAAATAAAGAGATTTTAAGCATCCGAAGAGGGTGCTTTTTTAATGAAAAAATATATGCCGGATATCCGGAGAAAGCGAGGACAAAATGAAAAAATATGTTGGTACAAAGATGATTGAGGCGAAACAGATGAATCGAGGAGCATATAACGATTATCGCGGCTGGAAGATTCCATTAGACGAAGATCCGGCAGATGAGGGATATTTAGTAAAGTATTCAGATGGCTATGAGAGTTGGTCTCCTAAGAAGCAATTTGAAAAAGCATACAGAGAATGTGAAAATTTGACTTTTGGGCTGGCTATAGAGTTGCTTAAAAAAGGAAAAAAAGTCACACGTTGCGGCTGGAATGGAAAAGGGATGTATTTGTTCAAGTCACCCAAACTTGGATGCCAAATGTATAAGGAATACACAGGAGAAGAGATTAATGACTTGCAGGAATTTATTGTTATGAAGTGTGCGAATAGAACATTAGTGCCGTGGCTTGCTTCACAGACTGATGTGCTCGCTGAAGATTGGAAAATTATAGATTAGGAGGTGATCCAATATCTCCCAACTGTGGGTAAAACAGTATACGACATCCGAAAGGGTGTTTTTTTATTGCAATTTTATATTGCAACTCTGCCCGAAGGCGAACCGAACACTTTGTTCGGGGATAAACTACGAGGAGACACCTGAGAACAAAACTGAGTGAGACACACGTAAAACTGGATGGGGAGACACCCCTACAACTGAAAGGAGCAATAAACCATGAGAAAGAACATGTTACCAATGAATCTGCAGCTTTTTGCTGATCCGGAACCAAGTGGTCAGAATGCCGGCGGACAGCCGGAGCCGAACGGCACACCGGCACCGCAGGCGGGGCAGCAGGAACCGCCAAAGACACCGGAGATTGATTATGAGAAGCTTGCAAGCGTGATCGAAGGAAAAAAGTCAGTTGCAGAGGATACCGTGCTGAAGAATTACTTCAAGAAGCAGGGATTGAGTAAAGAAGAAATGGACAGTGCTATTGGTGCATACAAGAAGCAGAAACAGGAATCCGAACCGGATCCGACTGCCTTACAGGCACAGGTGGTACAGGCACAGCAGTTGGCAGTTGCGTCTGAGATTGAGAAGGAGGGCGTGCTGATCGGCGTGGAGATGGGGCTTGATGTGAAAACCATTCCGTATGTGATGAAGCTGGTGGATACATCCGCAGCGGTGGCAGACGGCAAGGTAAACGCAGACAAGCTCAAGGAAGCAATCAATAAGGTGCTGGAGGATGTTCCGGCGCTTAAGCAGGGAAAGTTGGAGGGGCAGTCCAAGGGATTTGTACAGGTAGGAGCCGGACAGACCGGCAGCCAGACAAGCACCGCAGGGCAGCAGTCGGCTACTCCGGTGATCCCGACAAAACGTTGGAATCGTTTTAATTAAAAAGAAAGGTGAAATAAGGTGATAATATGGCATTAAATTATGCAGAACAGTGGAGTCCGGAATTATTGGAGATCCTGATGCAGGGAACATTGACTTCCCCGTTTGTAACAAGCAACGTAAAATGGCTGGATGCAAAGACTTTTCATTTTACTCAGATGAGCGTGAGTGGTTATAAGAACCATGCTCGTAATGGTGGCTGGAATCGTGGAAATTACGCTCAGACAGATGTAGCGTACACGGTAGAACATGATCGAGATGTATCTTTTCTGGTGGACAAGGCAGATGTGGATGAGACCAATGAGACAGCGTCCATCCAGAATATCAGCAGAGTCTTTGAACAGACACAGGTGGTACCGGAGACGGATGCACTGTTTTTCTCAAAGGTGGCAAAGAAAGCACAGGAGACGGATGGATATCATTCATCCACGGCGACATCTGCGTATACCAAGGCGAAGGTCTTTGGCATGCTTAAGGATATTCTGGCAAAGGGTAAGCTTCGCCGTTATAAGGCGAATGGTGCTCTGATCATGTATGTCCGCAGCGAGATCATGGATGCTCTGGAACAGTCTACGGAGTTTACCCGTAAGATTGAGATGACTCAGATCGCAGAGGGCGGCATGGGAATTGAGACCCGTGTAACTGAAATTGATGGTGTGCCGATCATGGAGGTCGTAGATGATGAGAGATTCTATGATGCCTTTGACTGGGATACGGAAGCTGGTGGATTTGCTCCGTTGAAGAAGGTGGCAGCAGACAGCAGCCACGGAGTAGAAGCCGTGACAGGTGCGCATAAGATCAATGTGCTGGTAGCATGCGGACAGACCTGTAAGACGGTACCGAAGATCTCCAGCATTTATTATTTCGCACCGGGAGCCCATACAGAGGGAGATGGATATCTGTATCAGAACCGTTCCCTGTCGGATGTATTTGTGTTCCCGAATGGCAAAGATGGCAAGATCGATTCTATCTTTGCAGATGTGGATACCACTGAGTATACCGCCTAGGAGGGATGCGGATGTATGCCGATAAGGAATACTACACGGAAACCTATGGTGGATCTTTGATCGGAGAGAAAGAACTGACACGACTGTTAGAGAAAGCCAGCCGGCAGATCGATACGTTGACATTCTGCAGAATCCGTGAGATTGGTTTCGACCGTCTCACGGCATTCCAGCAGGATCAGATTCAGTATGTGACCTGCATGCTGGCTGATTTTATCTATGAGAATCAGGATGAGCTGGAGTCTATGTTGTCATCCTATGGAATCAATGGCGTGTCCATGACCTTCTCAAGTGGAGTCAATGTCACGAAGGTGCAGGGCGTTGTGATCCGAACCGACATTTATGCAGAGCTGGAAAAGACAGGACTGTGCTGCAGGATGATTTAGGAGGTGGCAGTGTGCGTTATCCATGTCTGGTAAAGAAACGTCAGTGTAAGACGCCGGTAAAAGTATCTCTGGAGCAGGAGGAGCTTAGCGTGTACGGAGAGCCGGTAATAGCAAAGGAGATTGAAACAACATGTAACTATCAGGACAGCGCAAAGACGGTGCTGACAGCAGAGAAAAAGCTGATCCAGTTGTCGGGGGCGGCTTTATTTCCGGGAGATATCGCTCCGGATCTGCCGAATCTCAGTGGAGGAACCATTGAGATAAACGGGGAGAAGAGGAGAATATTCCAGGGAAGAAAAGCCAGAAACTCGGATGGAACAGTAAATTACAGTGAATTGGATGTGATGTAATGGCAGTGAATTCAACGATCAAGATCGATCAGGGCAAAATAAGGAAGCTGACAAGGGCAAGCATCAGGGCTCTGGAAAAGACCGCAGAGGCGGTTCATACCGAGATTGTGCAGACTCAAGTAATGCCGAGAGATACCGGAGCTTTGCAGAATGAAAGCACCTTTGTGGATTACAGCAACAGCAGTCAGGGAAGCTGCTCTATCGTATCAGATACACCGTATGCCAGACGATTGTATTATCATCCGGAATATCAATTTTCGAAGGATGAGAACCCGAATGCAAGAGGTAAGTGGTATGAACCGTGGATGAAAGGCGGGGAACACGAAACATTTGCAAGAGATACTTTTAAGAAGAATTACAAAAAGGAGGCGGGCTTATGGTGAACTTGGCAGATATCAGAGATTATGTGGCAAAACTCGGCATTGTAAAAAATGAACGCTGCTACATGGGGAAGATAGACACAAAGCACGAAGAAAGCATCGGCTGTTATCATCTTCGCAGGAGTGGATCGCCTCGCATCCCACTGGGAGGACAGGAGAACATGACGTTCGATGTGCTCCCGGTATCCTTTTTGATTCATTGGAACAAAAACGCTGCACAGACAGATCAGAAGGCTAATGAGCTGTATCGGATCCTGCAGGATCTGAGAGATGTAACCGTAAACAATAAGCAGATAAAATTTTGTATCATGCAGGTACCGTATCCGCAGGATGTTGGAACAGACGAATCGGGTATTTTTGAGATGGTCATTGAAACAGAGTTTTACTGCAGCAAAGAAGTGAAGGAGGAGAAATAATCATGGCAGCAAAAGAAGGAGTATTTCCTTGTTATGAAAACCAGTTTCATGTAGGAGCTACGAAGGCGGATAAAGCGACTATTGCGGAATGCGAAAGCTTCTCGGTATCTATCGACAATGGCGTCGAGACCTGGAACTCATTTACACAGGAGGGATGGCAGAGTGCATTACAGACGGCAAAAGCAATCACTATTTCGGTCAGCGGAAAACGTTGCATTGGCGATACCGGTAACGATCTGGTTGCAGGCAAGTGGCTGGCAAATGGTCAGGATGCATACGTTTACTTTGACTGGACATTCCCGGATGGTACGGTAGTTGCATGGGATAAGGCGGTTATCAATGTAACGAATGTCAATGGCGGAGATTCTACGAATGTGGCTCCGCTGGAGTTTGATATTGTATCGAACGGCAAGCCGACAGTCACGAATCCCAGTTGAAGCGGCGCAGGAGGCGTCGCTGGCGAATCAGGCAGTCGTAGCTGACGAAAGTGAACCGGCTGCAAAATCAAAGAAATAGAAGATGATGAGGAGCTGATCTGCCAAGCAAACGGCAGCAGCTCCTTTTGTATTGCCGAAAGGCGGAACGGAGGAAGAACATGGCAAAGGTTATTGATATTACGGATAAGTTAAATTTTGAGGAAAGTCCTGCAATCACGATTAAAGGGCAGGTATATAAAGTGAACGATTCTGCAGAAACAATGCTGAAGCTGATGGGATTATTTGATGACAGACCAGAGGCAGAAGCGGTGCCGGCAGCCTATGAGCTGCTCTTCTCGGAAGAGGACAGGGAGAGATTAAAGGGTCTGAATCTGAATTTCAAGGATTTCATGACTTTGATTGAGGAGGCAATGGATCTGGTTCGTGGAGGGGATGATGATACTCCCAGCGGGGAGTAGCGAGAGCTACTATGATCTGTTCGAGGACTGGGACCTGATCGTATCCAGTGTTCTGGAACAATATGGCATCCGTATTTATTCAGCGGAGTTTAAGGGGATGAAATGGCTGGAGTTTTCTGCTTTGATCTCCGGTATTGGTCCGGACACAGCCCTGGGAAGAGTTGTGGCAATCCGTGCTGAGACGGACAAGGAAGTGATTAAGCATTTTTCAGATGATCAGAGACGGATCTGGAGAGAATGGAGAAACAAGTCCGCAAAGCAGAAAAGTCCGGAAGAGGTCCAGAATTACCTCGAGATGTTTAAGGCAGCATTTGTCAGAATGGCAGGTGATAGTGGTGGATAAGAAAAAACAGAAGAAAGTGAGATGTCCATACTGCGGATATGAGCTTCCGATATTTTATTCATCGAAATCAGAAGCCAGAGATATCTATACGGTATGCAAAGGGAGAAACTGTAAAAAGAAATTTAAAATAACGTTGGTCAAGTAGATGCCATTATGAGCCGATGACCGCGCACTAGGAGGTGAGCGCATTGGCTGATGGTCAGAGTGTTGGTAAAATTCATCTTGATCTTGGAATTAACAGCAAAAATTTCAGCAAATCCATGTCCGGAATAGAGGGTATGGCAAAAAAGGCGGCGAAAACTCTGGCCGCTACGTTTGCAGTAAAGGGAATTACAGATTTTGGAAAGCAGTGTTTGGATCTCGGTTCTGATCTGACCGAGGTGCAGAACGTAGTCGATTCGGCATTTGGTCCGAAGGTATCTAAAAAAGTAGATAGTTTTGCAAAGGATGCTGCGACCTCTTTTGGTTTATCGGAGACGATGGCTAAGAGGTATGCGGGTACCTTCGGAGCTATGGCTACTGCGTTTGGATTTTCTCAGGATCAGGCAGCGGACATGTCTACGCAGCTTACCGGGCTGGCAGGAGATGTTGCATCCTTTTACAATATATCGCAGGATGAGGCATATACAAAGCTGAAATCCGTGTTTACCGGCGAGACGGAGTCGTTAAAAGATCTCGGAGTTGTTATGACGCAGACAGCGCTTGACAGCTACGCTATGGCGAACGGCTTTGGCAAAACGACAGATAAGATGACTGAAGCAGAGAAGGTGGCTCTGCGATACAAGTTCGTACAGGATCAGCTTAGCATTGCATCCGGAGACTTTGCAAAGACATCCGGGTCGTGGGCGAACCAGATGCGTATTCTGTCTCTGCAGTTCGATTCGTTAAAAGCATCTATCGGGCAGGGACTGATCAATCTGTTTACGCCGATCATTCAAAAGGTCAATGCCTTGATGAAGAAAATGGTCGGGCTGGCATCGATTTTCAAACAGTTTACCGAAATGCTCACTGGGAACAAGAGCAAAGATGATGGTATCGCAGCTACGGCAAATATGGCAGCAGATGCAGACAGCAATATGTCGGGAGCATCTTCTTCAGCGGCGGATCTGGCAAAGAATACCACGGCAGCAGGAAAGGCTGCGAAGAAAGCAAAGAAGGACATGTTTGGTCTGGCCTCTTGGGACGAGCTTTCCAATAATTCTTCTTCAAAGGATTCTGATTCAGGAAGCACAAGTGCAGGAAGCGGAACGGGAGCGGTAGGAGGGAGTAATGTTGCAGCGGGTTCCAATGTTCTGGATAAGGCAGGAGAAAGCGCCGGAAAACTGTCAGGCATACTGGGGAAGGTAAAGGAAGAATTTGTTGATCTTGCCAAGAGATTTGCAGCCGGTTTTCAGCTAGGGCTTGGAAATACGAAACAGGTATTTCAGAGCATTAAGGACGAAATTCGTTCTATCGGTCAGTCATTGATAGATATATTTACGGATCGATCTGTAATCGATGCCGTAAAAAAGTGTGCTGAAAAGATAGCAACGGCACTTGGAAAGATTGCTGGAAGCGTTGCAAGCGTTGGTCTCACGTTGGCGGACCTGCTGGTGGGAAGCTTCGCAAAGTATCTGGAACAGCATAAGAAGGGCCTGGTCAAGCATCTGGTGAACCTGTTCGATATTACAGGGCAAATTGCGGAAATTGTTGGAAACTTCGCTGTGGTAGTAGCGGATATTGCAGCAGTATTTCGTTCGGATGAAGCCAAACAGATCGGTGCAAATCTGCTTAATATTTTTGTAGAAATGAAGCTTAATGTGCTTACGCTGATGGCGAAAGTGGGTAGAGATATCATTGACACCCTGACCGCACCGATTATAGAGAACAAGGATAAGATCAAAGAAGTTTTAACAAATGTAATTAAATCCGTGTCATCGATAATTGGCACAATATCAGATGTTGTGACTAATACATGGGACAAGATTCAGAATGTATATGATCAGCACATTCATCCGCTGTTTGAAACAATAAAGGAAGCATTGTCAACATGGGTTGGAACAATTTTAGATGGCTACAATAAACATATTGTTCCTGTTTTAGATCAATTTGCGAAGAAGTTTAAAGATGTTGTTGAAAAATATGTTCAGCCAGCGATTGATGCTGTATTGGATGCTGTTGGAAATCTTGCTGACATGCTCTCCAGCGTACTAAACAAAGTACTGAAGCCGCTTATTAACTGGGTAATTGCAAATATCATTCCTGTTTTGGCGAAAAACTTCCAGAAAGCCGGAAATATTATACTTGCAGCGATGAAAGGTGTGTCACAGATCATACAGGGAGTTTCGGAAGTGTTTTCCGGAATCTGTAAGATTATCAAAGGTATCGTTGACGGTGAATGGAAAACGGTCTGGGAAGGAGTGAAGGACATTGTCGGGGGTGTTCTCACTGCGATCCAGGGACAGTTTACCGCTGGATGGACAGCTATTAAAACAACATTCCGACCGGCGGCAGTCTTCTTTGAAACGATAGCGTCTGCAATTAAGGGAGCCTTCCAGGGGATTGGAGAGTGGTTCAAAAATACCTTTAGCGGAGCAAGCGATAAGTTGAAAAGTGGCTTTTCGGGAGTGAAGTCGTTCTTCAGCGATAAAAGCAAAGAGGTTAAAGATGCTTTTACAGGTATTCCGGATTGGTTTAAAACAAAATTCGCAAGTGCATACGATAAAGCCAGCGGAGCTTTCGCAAAAGCAAAAGATAATTTTAAAGCGATCAGAGATAATATCAAGGCGCCGTTTGGAGGAATAGCAGATTGGTTTGAATCGACATTCAAAGGTGCTTGGGAAAAAGTCAAGGACGTATTTTCTTCAAGAGGAAAGATCTTTGCCGGAATTAAAGAGGGAATGGAAAAGACATTTAAGACAGTGGTGAATGGGCTGATCTCCGGCATTAACGTTATCGTATCGAAACCTTTTGACAAGATCAATAAAATGCTCAACACGATCCGCAAGGTTGGTGTTGGCAAGATCAAACCGTTTGAGAAGCTGTGGGAGGAGAATCCGATCACGGTACCGAAGATTCCGGCACTGGCACAGGGCGGATATGTGAAAGCAAACACACCGCAGCTTGCAATGATCGGTGATAACCGTCATTACGGCGAGGTGGTATCGCCGGAGGATAAACTGCAGGCGATGGCGGTAGAAGCCGGGCGTCTGGCAGCAGAGTCTACTTCTGCAGCATTGGTACCGGTGATTGAAAGATTGTGCAATGCGATCATTACATTGGAAAACACGTCCGGAGGAGTAGAGCTGGAGCAATACAAAGAGGGCGATCTGCTTCGCGTAGTAAGAAATGAAAACTCAAAATATAAAAAGCAGCATGGTGTGTCTGCATTGACGTAAGGAGGGGATGCGATTGTACGATGAAAGCAAAGGGCTGATCGCTATTGCGACCGGCTATTCAGATGGAAAATACACCTATGAGAAACTAAATCACGATTTACTGCAGCAGGATACGATCCAGTCCACTCCGGATCAGATGCAGGACAAAGACTCTTACACAAATGCGAAGGGATATCTTCGAAGGACAGTGATGGAACATTCCAGATCGAAATGGGAGGCGAATACCCATATCATTTCAGACAAGGAATTGGATCAGTTATTAAGTTTGTTCGATAAAGGCTTTGCGGTAAATGATGGGGAATGTTCGAAAAAGAAAAGACATTTATATGTCCGTTATTACAATGATTGGAAAAGGGACTATGCAACTATGATCTGCTATGTTCCGGATATTACATTTCAGTACAAAACAAAGCTTAAAGGCAGACTGTATTATCAGCCTGTCCGTTTTGCTTTTATAGAGTTGTAGGAGGTGGTTTTATATGGTGGATCTGACAGAAGCCCAAAAGAAAATCTTTTGCAGCGGTACATATTTTCATGGCTATCAAATGCACTTCCCGGATCTGGGTCTGACGATCGGCAACGATACAATTCATTCTGAAGCGGTTACGATCAAGGAAAGCATCTGCGATGAAGAGGAGCTTGTACTTGGAGGCTGCATAGCATCCTCATGCGAGTTTGAGGTGTCGGAGATTTTGCAGAACGAGCTGAACGGGCAGGGATTTATCGCCATTCAGGAGACGGTGGATGAAGATGGCGATACAGCGATACAGCTGCCGATGGGATATTATCAGGTTGATTCTGCGGAACTGGTGGATGACAAGGATTATAAGAAGGTCGTGGCGTATGACGCTTTATATGGAGCATCCGTGGATGTCTCTGAGTGGTATAACGCTCTTTTTCCGGCAGAGGAGAAGAGTGTCACAAAGCTGCAGGACGGCAAAGAAGTCACCGTGAAGGTTGTGGAATACGGGACGGTGAAGCTTAAGGCGATGAGAGAATCGCTGTTGCAGCATTTAGGGATCCCTTTTCGACCGCAGAGTCTGATCAATGATGACATGGACGTGGAGAAAACCATTGCTCCGACGGCGGGAAGTCTGACAGGAACCACGGCACTCAAGGCAATCTGCACGGTGAATGCCGGCTTTGGACGAATGGATCGGAGTGGAAGTTTCGAGGTGATATATCTGCCGGATATGCATTCTATTGGTTTGTATCCACACATTGGCTTATATCCGCATGTGGGTCTATATCCGACAAGTTCCGGCGGCGCACAGGATATGACAAAGTTGTCCGGCGCATCCGATACCGAAGCAGAATACAGGAGTATCCGATGCGAGGAATACACCACGGACAAGATCACCTGTCTTAATATCCAGACGGATGAGGAGGACGTTGGCGTGACAGTCGGGACGGATCTGAGCAATCCATATCTTATCACCGGAAATTTCCTGCTGTACGGGAAATCCGTGGACGAACTTAAGGTGATAGGCAGCAATATCCTCTCCAAGCTGAAAGGCATCTATTACCGCCCGGTATCGGACCTGAAGCTGAATGCTCTGCCATATCTGGAGACGGGGGATATGATCGTGGCGGAGAAAGAAGCAGAGAAGGTTTATTCATATATATTCTCCCGCACGATTTCCGGCATACAAGCGCAGATCGATACATACGAGGCGAAGGGAACCCAGAAACGACAGAATGAAGTTACGCAGGAAAGTGAACTGATGCAGCTCAAAGGCAGGACGCTGAAGATCCGAAAGAGCATTGATGAAGTTGCAATTGAGATGGCAAATGTGGAAAAGCAGACATCTACCAGATTTGAACAGACGGATGAAGCAATCCGTCTGGAAGCAAAACGTGCCACAGGTGCGGAGAAAGAGCTGCAGTCCTCTATCGAGCTGCAGGCAGACAGCGTTGTCCTGAAGGTGGACTCTGACGGCAGACTGGTAGAGGTTGCTCTGGGTGTTGATCCGGATACGGCAAAGACTTACTTTAAAGCAGGGGCGGACAACATTGATCTTGAAGCGGAGGATGTATTCAATATCATTTCCGGCAATGCGCTGAATCTTTCCGGAAAAAAGATCACGATCGCAAGTGACAAATTCAACGTCGATGAGGACGGCACAGTGAAAGCAGAGTCAATCGATATTTCCGGAGGCAGTATACATCTTGAAACACAGAAGAGCCCGGAAAGTCTTGTTCGTCTTGCTAATTATGATATTACAGCGGAAATCAATGGGGCGGCACTGAAGTTTAGGTATGCAGGAGAAGGGGCACCGAAGGATTCAAGTATACCGAATGGAACAGTCGAGGTTGCACCACCGCAGATCGGTGAGTGTTATTTTGACCTGTCTACAGCCGAGGTGTATCAATTCAAGTACGGAAACGGAGCGCATTGGGTTAAGGTGACGGAAGATCTTGACAATCCGGCAGAAGTGACGTGGACCATCTCTGAAATGAGCACCGGCGGAGGATTTACCACAACGGAGTATAAGATCGTGTATCTGGATGTGGAGGATGGAAAGGGAGGAACGACCAGACAGGCATTCCGGGAAGGAAACAGTGTTGAGGTTACTCGGGGCGGTGTAAACTTTGCGAAAAACACATACACGACAAGAAACGGAACGGCACAGCAGCAGGACATGTCCACACATATTGAACTGACTGCAGATGAATACGATGAACAGCTTCAGCCGGTTCCGGTTGTGAAGATGGATGCTCCTGTAAATGTGCAGGGGGATTATGCATACCGCGGAGATTTTGCGGTGCTTGGCGATGTCGCATCGAGTGGAACACTTTCGGGCAATGCATTAGTGATCAACGGATCGCGCCTGCTCTGCGGAAGCTTTGTCCGTGATTTTACGGCAATTCCACTGCCGAGCACAGGGATTATCACGATAGCGACACCGGACATTGATACAACCATGCCGGCGACAATCTGTAATGGAGATGCAGACGCCAATCCGGGCTTGGCATTCGGAAGTACACGTATTTGCCCGGCAGCGGCATGTATCGAAGCGCAGGTTACAAGCACGCCGTCAGGAATGGCGCGAATCAATTATTCATACTGGCAGAAATTATAGGAGGTAGAAAATGGCGAGTTATTTAATACCGGAACCGACGGAAAGCATAAAGAGCTATACAGGATCTTTGCTGTTTACGAATAACAACAGAAAATATTATGCGTTAAAACTTAATCCCGATAATCACACAGAGAAATGGTGGGCGATCGGAATGATTGCCAGAATGGGCGGATGGTATAAGCCGATTGTCGTGTCTACAGTTCAGGATTATGCGAGCACAATGTCGGATGATGAGGATAGACCGTACAAAGCAAGTATTTCATTTGAATATGACGGTGTTCAATATTATGTTTCTTCTTATACGTCTGCACTGCAAAGCTTCAGCGGTTCGCAGAATATACCGACTTGTGAAACCACGTATTCGGTTGCAGACACAGACAGTAGCATGACGGAAGCCGGAAAAAAGCTTATTGATCTGTATGTTGCAGATGGAGGAGAACTGCCGGAAAGAGAAAAGGATCCTCAAAAATATCTGCTCAGCGAACCGACTGCAGAAACATCAAAGGTTCTCGCGCTCGGCACAAGGAAGGGATTGGGAAATCTTTTGATTTCGCAGAATGCGGAGCAGTATTCTTTTAAGCCGGACGGGAGCACAGAAGAGTGGTGGGCGATTGGAATGATCGCGCATAATGGAAACTACTGGCATCCCTTGATCGTATCAAACACAAAAGAATATTCGTATTCCTTTTCGACAAAGTATTATCCGAATAATGACCCTCTTTCGAATAATACAGCATCATTTGAGTATGAGGGGAAAATCTACCATGCAAGTTTCGGAGCCTTCGGGTCGATTGGCAGTAGCAGTGTAACGACCAGTGCAAAGATACCGGTCTACACGGCGACAAAATCCACCAACATTGAGGAAATGGCAAAGATCCTGATCGGGCTGCATCTTGCGGAGGGCGGGACATTGCCCGGCAAAAAGTCAGCATTTGAGCCGATGGAGTATGAAACGATCGGCTGGAAGAACGATGGACAACCGGACATATCGGCGGAAAATCTGGGGAAGATGGACGAGACAATCGGAAAATTGTGTACCAATTTGAATATTGCGCATGAGGAGCTTGAAGCAGACATTCAGGAACTGGCAGAAACGATAGGAGCAATTACGACAACGCAGTTTTAGAAAGGAGGAATTTGAGTGAGCATATTGGATGATCTGCAATCTGTTGCGGATGCTATTCGTAGCAAAACCGGAAAAACGGACAAAATGATGTTGGCGGAAATGCCGGGTGAGATTGAAGGGATTACCGGAGGAGGTGAAATAACGAAATACAACATTTCAGGATTTAAGCTGCCGCAATACGGCTTATCTCTCACAGATAATTTCGAGATGCTTAATATGAACAATAATGCGGTTCGACCATTATGTAGTATTGATTATTCCAAACCCTGGGAAGTCGAAATGCGATTTACCCCCAGTTATTCTTCACCTCAGGATATGACATTGACAGGAACTTACGAAGCGAATTATAAAAACCCATCATATCAGTTGAAACTTATGGAAAAACGTTTATGGTGTGGATATTCGACGAGAGGAGCTACATGGGACTATCAAATATCTGTTCCGCTTGACGCAAGTGATTTTTCATCGGGAACAACATATATTGGAGTGTTTGGCTGGAATGGAACGACATTTTATGCAAAAACCTTAGATGAAAACAGAAACATATTACTTTCAGGCGAGCTTGAGGTAACGCAACAGCATTATCAGGATGAAAATTATCCATTTATTTTCGGAAGAAATGTCGCATCGAATATTTACTATGTGGGAGATATAGATTTTTCGAAAACGTATATAAAAAATGATGGAAAGATCGTCTGGGGATGTCAAAAAGATAACAGTGTGGACAGTTATCCAAAATCTCCATTGTCCATCTATGTATATCCGGTGATTGTGGTTGAAGCACAAAGGATAGTAAGAACATATCCGACTTATCAAGCAGAAGTATATTTAACAGATTAAAAAGGAGGTAATACAATGATAACTAAAATGGGGAAAAAAGCGTGGGATTTTATAACGCAAGGAAAGCTCGTGGATGAATGGTTCGACACGGACACTGTGACGATAAATGGTGTTGTTGTAAATCGCGAAAATTATGGAAGCAGCACGGCATATAACAATGAAAAAGGCAATCCACTTCGTTTCAAAATTTGTGAGAGACAAACGGCTATGTCTCCATTACAGTCCGAGGTCAACGGAGATTTAATATATCGTTATATGTTTCCATATCGAAAAACTATGCTTACATTGAGCGCCACGGATTACAGAGATAATAGCGTTATTTGTAATCCGTTTATATACGGAAATTCTAATTCAGATGCCACTGCGCAATTAGTATTTTTCGGAGCATCTGATGATCCAGAAAACGAAGATGATTACTGGTTAAAAGGATGGTTAAAAGGAGTTTGGTGTAACGGATCAACTGAGCATACAGTCAAAAAAGATGGTGTCCGTGTTCAGGAGTTAAGAGTGTACAACAGCAAGGACGAGGAAGTTACAATTAAGGAAATGTGCGCATGTGTTGGCTATCTTTATATAACGGAGAGAGCTAAAGGGCCAGACAACGTCTCGGATAGTACGAACATGACAGAAGCAGCGGCAAGATTCATCATGATTGACCGCACGGTGTTAGACACACCGCTTGTAATCCCTGCAAAATCGTTGGGATCTTTGATACTAAAATAAGAATAAATTGATAACCCAAGGAGCGTCAGCTCCTTATTTTATTGCCTAAAGAGGCGGAAAGGAAGGTACATTACATTATGGACAAATTACAAATCTATGCAGCCCAGCTCGGACTGTCAACGATGGCGGCAGCAATCGCCTCGCAATGCGGCTTGCTCGGCTGGATGCTGGTGGCGGTAGCTGCAGCAATGATCATTGATTTTCTCGCCGGTATGGCTGCCAGTGCAAAGGAAGCAGTGGAGCATCCGAACGATGAAAAGTACGGCTGGAGCAGCAGGAAGGGAATGATCGGCATTTTCAAAAAGTTCGGTTACATACTTGTGATCGTAGCATCAATGATCGTGGACTTCCTGATCTATAAGTTATCAGGGATCTTATCGGTTACGTTGCCGATGACGATGTTCTTCTCCACGCTTGTGACGGCGTGGTTTATCCTGAACGAATGCTTGAGCATCACGGAGAACGCCGGGCGGATGGGAGTGAAGGTACCGGCATTTCTAATGAAGGTCATTGCCGTGCTGAAGGGCACAGTGGAACACGAAGGGAATATATTGAAGGAAGATACAGAAATGGAGGAAACAGACTATGAAGAAAGAACATGACATTAGAATTGACAGATCAAAGTTGCACCCGTGGCTTGATCAGAAGCTGACTGTGTTACTGAGAAAGTGCGCAAAGAAAGGAATCTATCTGATCATTACAGAGGGATTCCGCAGTAAGGAATATCAGGACGCATTATATGCCAAGGGAAGAACTGCTCCCGGTAAGATCGTCACAAATGCTAAGGGCAGCACATATTCCAGTCAGCACATGTGGGGAGTTGCATTTGATATTGCAATCAATGACAGCAAGCTCCTGTATGATGCAGCCACGATCCGCAAAGTGGCAGTGATTGCCAAGGGCATCGGTCTTGGCTGGGGCGGCGATTGGAAATCCATTGTCGACACACCACATTTCTATTTGCCCAAGTGGGGAAGCACTACATCGCAGCTAAAAGCTCTTTACGGTACTCCGGAGAAGTTCAAGAGAACATGGAAAAAGACGGTGAAACGTGAGAAAGGAGCTCTTTTATGGAAAGCCTCTTCGAAAAAGACAGGATCGCACTGCAGGATCCCCAAGGGAGCTGTCGTTGAAGTCCTGTACTCGAAAGACTGGTACACGAAAGTGAGATACAAAAATAAAGTGGGATATGTGAATAAGAAGTTTGTGGCATAA